AGTAGTGCTAAAAATTTTGCAGGTAAACTTAAAATCCAAGCAATGATTGCTCTTAATTTGGCAATGTAAGCAATAACATATTTTTGAAAATCTAAAATTGGTTGCAAAATTTCTTTATTGATACGATTAACTTCTCTAGCAATGGCTTTTAGTGTGGTTGCCAGCCAAGAAGTTTCGCCTGTAGGGTCAGCAAAACCCAATGCTCTTAAAACTGCTCTAATTGCATCTCTAATATATTTGGCCGTAGCCTTTGCATATTTTTTAAATTCAATATTTTTTTGTATATCGGTAACAAAATCACACACATGAGCCAAGTTATCATTGGCAAAACCAACACTAGTATTGGCAACAATACTTCTTGCACCAGCAGGTACTTGAGGATTACCTTTAGTTTGTCCATCATTAACCTGAGTTGGAGATGGTGCTGGTGATTCAACGGCTGTGCCACCAACAAAAGTTACAGATACAATAGAAGGAGGTAATTGAATTTCATTTGCCATTTATGCTATTCCCGGTAAAACGCCCATCATAATTGGTGCCTGTCCTGAATCTCCGTCCATAAAGAAACCGACCACCCAATCACCTAATAGTGGTGCTGAAAATGATTTTGAATTGTTAATTGGATACATTGGTTGAGCCCATGGTAAATCTTGTGTAGGTAATTCACTAATATTGTCTGTGTGCCAACCAAATATTCTAAGTTGACATCTTCCCATACCCAAAGGATCTACTCGGTTTTCAACTACACCGATGAACCAAGTAAAACCATCTTTTCCTATAAAATTTTGCATTATAATTTAACTGTATTTTGCCAAACACCAGAATCATTGTTGATACCAGTATATGGTTTAGGTGTGCTATCTTTCGCAATTTCAAGGACAGTTTGAAATGCTGTTGGTTGTATAATGTGCCTTACAGCAGTCACCAAATATTTACCAGAGTAAAATTCGTCCAAGTTTTTTGTTTCTGTGGTTGGTTTTAAAGTTAGTAAATTAAAGTTAATTGTTCGACCAACAGTAATTCCTGAATCACCAGGTATTTTAATCTTTAACACAGTATAGTTTGCCAATGAAATTTGAGCAGTTCTATTTGGCACATATGTTTCAATTGCAATGTTTTTGGCAACACCATCAACAACTTGCTTTATATATGGCTGATTTTGTTGAAAAGCATTACTAGTAGCCACCTTAAATGAGGCATTGTAAGAATCAGAATTTGTTAATCCTAGTCTATTTTTTAATGTATTTGTTGGGCTTCCAGGATTTAATGTTTTTGCCTGAGATTTATATTTGATATAATTAAAATCTGTAACCTTACTTGTTCTAGACATGGTATCAAGAGATATAAGTCGATTTGACAATGTGCCAGAATTAACATCATTCATCATATCATAAACTTTAACAAACTCATAGTCTAAAACACTTATTGTTTTTTCTTGAAAAGATTGTGTTTTATCTTCTATACCTTGTTGTTGATATTTGTATGTGGTATAAATGTTATCTTTAAACATTGATTGCAAAGAACGGAAATTAAACCCGTCCTTTGTTTCAAAAAATAACATATCAGCACCAATTTCACCTGCACCTTTAGGCCTTGCATATGTTGACAACCAGCTGATTGCTTCAAAAGGTTTGAAACGAGGCACAATAAAATCATTTATACCATTTGTTTTCTCAATTCGTATTTTCTCTTTTTTTACTTTTAATTTGTCAACTAATATATCAGTAATAACCTTATCAATTTCTTTACCTTTGTATGACTTACTAATCTTAGTTTGTTCTGATAATAATAATTCTTCCGAGCAAAAGTAAAAAGTATAATATTCAGAGTTTAAGTTACCAACAGGTTTTCTATCTCCTATTTTGTATACTCGATATACTTGTTTATTTGTATTTGAAGCATTTTTAGATTTTGCAAAGATTATTTCAACAAATTCATTTCCTGTCAAATCCAACAGCTCAATATATCCTTGAGCATCTACAATCGTAACATAACCAGACACAGAAAAACTGTAGATATCTTCATAATATGATAATTCTATTAACAACTTTTTCATTTCAAATCGTTGGCCAGAACCTGTTAAAAAATTAATAGATTCTAAAGAATAATCTTGCGGATAATACGCACCAGGATTTTCTACATCGGTGTAAATATTTTGGTCAATTTCAGCCATATTTTAAGCAGCCATCAAATCAGTAAATTGTTTTTCTAATTGGTCAACATAAGCAGAATTTAAAATTCTAATACTTCTTTTTGATTCATTTAAATTTAATTCATAGTCATAATAACTTACAGCAGCCTTTGTGGTAGTGATTGTTACACTTCCTGTTGGTAACACATAAGTGCTAGTACCTATGACCAATGAGTTATATGTATCTTCATCAATAACGATGTTTTTGGTTGTAGTGGTTTGAGTTGATGCATCGTATTGTGTAACAATTTTTTCATAATGTTGCACAGTTGAATAAGGATTAAATGAAGTATACTTATTTGCTATGTAAGCATCAAAATCATTAGTTGATAATGGCCAATCCCATTGTGGGTCTGTTATTTGATTTGCAAATAAAACAATCCAATATCGATAAGAATCACCATAGTATTTGTATGCCACAATTTCAGGTGTGTCACCATCTTGCACATCGTAGTCATAATACACCATTGGATTTTTTAATATCTCAGGTATAATGGAACACCGAGCCATCAAATCGGTCATAACAACAGAATTACGATTTGCGTCTGTCTTTATAATTTTTGGTAATGTATTAAAATATTGCATTTTAATATCCCTGTTCTATTCTATCTCTTGTCAAGAGTTCGATTTCTTTAAAATTAATAGTTAATTGAATTTGAGTTGGTGCACCATCAGATTGAGTGGTAAAACCATTTGGTGCATAATTCACATCAATATTTTCTATAACACTTTTTGTTATCTTATTAATTTTTTTATTTTCTTGACCATTAAAAAAGAATTTTGGTGTAAAAATAGAGGGTGGTACAAAAAACATACCGGCTGAACCTGTAGCAAGTCGAGGAGCGGCATGAACTTTAAATAGTTTAATAATCTTTTCTACAGTTGCGGCTTCTTGTCTTGAATATGGTGTAAATGTAAAAGCCATTTGATAAGTTCTAAAATCAATACCTTCAAACAAAATTTGTTGTTGTGGGTTAAAAGCGTAACCTTGACCTCTTAATAATAATTTGGCTGGTCCTGAATTAATGGCTCCCAAAACAGTTTTAGCTGCTTTACCAATAATAGGTGTTTGTTGTGCTGCAGTGGCTAAACTTAATTTGTCATACTGAGCTGCATATGTAAAGTTTACTGTTTCTGGAATATATAATGAAATTGTTCCAACTGTTTTTAATTCTGGCTGAGTGAACTGAACTGATTTTAAAATACTGTTCGGATCTTCACGAAACTTAGAAATACCACTAGCTAATTGATTGTATGTTTCTAAAGGACTCGTAATTGCATCTGTGATTCCAGCGGCCGCTGACTTGGCTGCACCAAGAAGTTTATCTGTTACTTCATTAAATGTGGCTGGTTTAATTTCACCAATTGTAAACTGAACATAATGGCCTCTGGTGGCCGATTGCAAATCTCTTGGATACTGTAAATCGGTTCGACCAAACTTGTTTTGATAAAGAGCACCAAGTGGTCCGTTGACTACTGCACCGGGTATGGATACACCGCCGATGGATGTTGGTATTGAAATGATAGCCATTAGGTTGTCCTAAAAGAGAGATACATAATACTATATTTATGGCATATTCTGGACGATTTACACCCTCTAACCCCCAAAAATACATTGGGGATTATAATAATATCATCTACCGCAGTTCGTGGGAGGTGAGGTTTATGCATCATTTTGATAAAGCCGATTGGTGTGTTTCGTGGTCAAGTGAAGAAACTGCCATTCCTTATATGTCACCAGTAGACGGCCGATACCATAGATACTTTCCTGATTTCATAATTAAAGTTCGTACCAAAGATGGCATTTTAAAGACATGGATGGTTGAAGTTAAACCAAAAAAACAGACACAGCCACCAGAAAAACAAAAAAGAGTGACAAAACGATATATTACGGAAGTGACAACCTGGGGAGTTAATCAGGCAAAGTGGCAACAAGCTAAAGAATATTGTGCGGACCGAGGCTGGGACTTTGTAATATTAACGGAGGATCACCTACCGTCTTTTTAGTGCTTCCCTAATTAAAGCCAATTCTCGCATTTTTTGCTTAGTTTCTTCTGAATGTCCTTTTCCTTTTCGTGTTTTAGACATCTTTAGTTTTGTTTCTTCGGAAGCTTTCTTACCAGTTTGTTTTAAAGATATTTTCTTTTTTGTTTCTAGAGTATGTTTTCCAGAAAAACCTTTGCATTTACCTTTTAAACTATTGCTTATATTCTTTCTTTGTTGTTCTGTGTATTTGTAAC